GCTGAGTATTACGGGCGCACGCGCAGCGCGGAAATTATTTGGACACTGCGGCAGCATGTGGTGGAATTTGAGAAGGAATTTGGGAAAATCACCGAGGAAGAGTACAAGGGGATTTGAGTGATTTCCCAGCTCCAAGGAAAGCTCCAAGGAAATGACAACTGAGTGCCCTGCGGCCCGCGCCGCGGGGCGCTTTTATTTTGCCGTTATGGGGTTCCCCACAAGTATTTCAACCCACGCCCCCCGTGAGGGGGGCGACATGTAAAGCTTACTGCTTTTCCAGACGCACCATCTGCGTCATGCCCATGGCAGACACGTCATAGCTTATCTGCCCATCCTGATAGGTAAAGGTTTTGGTTTCATCACCGGATGCGAGCAGGGCAGAGCCGGTTTTCTCGGTGTCGTTGGCAGATTCCCAGGTGTAGGGCTCATCTGCGGTTTCCGGGGCAACGAAGGTGCCGGCCCAGTACAGTGATTTTGTGTCGGCAGATTCGGTGACCCAGTAAATCTCAATTGTATCCCCCTGGAT